AGCCTAAAGCTATTGCTATCACATATCAAAACTGATAAAATAGTGTAAATACAGCAAGGGCGTGGTGCCCTTGCTTCCAACAAGGAAACTTAGAAATCATGGCACAGTCAGAAACTAGAACACGTATTAAACCTAACGAAGCCATCGCGGAGCCTCCGATGTTTCGGGTAGTATATCTCAATGACAGCGTTACTACTATGGAATTTGTGGTAGAAAGCCTGATTGACGAATTTGATTACACCGAAGAAACCGCGACACAAATCACCGTAGACATTCACGAAGCTGGATTAGCCTGTGTTGCTGTGTTACCTTTTGAAATTGCTGAACAAAAAGGCATGAATGTAACTTCGCAAGCCCGGGCACTGAACTATCCTTTGCAAATCAAGCTCGAACCTGAGTTAGTGCATTAATAGTCAACAACTATGCGCAATGGATTGTATGCCCATTGCGCATAATCTGTGTGTTGTCGGCCGCGACAATTGTTGACCCAACGAATCCCATCGCGACATTGGTCAATTTTGTTGTGATAATGACCAAAACACCAGGTGTGTATTTTGTGTTCAGTGTCTGCGTTCAACGCAACTTTGAGGTATCTGTTGCCCATGACATTGAATTTCAACAACCCTTCAATGGTTGGATCATGCTCAATCAAGTCAGGCCTGGGCACAGTGTGCGTTACTACAACAATTTTTTTAACATCAGGGTGTGTTTGTAATCGTTTGATTGATGACAGCAGGTAGGTGGCATCAGTGGAACTAGCACGCTTGATTTGCTCAGTGATTTTTGTTGAGTAGTTTTCTTTTTCTTCCAGCCACAATCTAGACTGCGCTGCATCTATCCCTAAGTCAAAATCAAAACTCCACCAACCGTTGGTACCTACTATTGCTACACCATTGATTACAACCACATTGTCTTGGAGATATATTACATTAGGAACAGAACTAATACGACTTGCTAGATCTCGATAGCTAGACGATAGTTTATCTATGTAAAGTTTGTGTTCATCATTGCCATCAATATAGAAAACTCCTTGATAACAGGTACCTAAATGCCGAAGAAACTTTATCAGTTCGGCTCTGTCTTTGCAGATATCTCCGGCAACTACACAGTGTTGGCTGGTGGCCCGCCCAGTCCAATCATTGTCCTGCCAGGATTCTAAATGCAAATCAGAAATCAAATCAAATGCTAATTCCATGATACATATTTAAAGGAAACCTACTATGAACATAATATTTGGCAATCACGTTGAAAAAGTACAAGATAGATTCACTGTGTTGGAACTAGACTCGTTTGATATTGGCAACACAGGCACAGTTGTCACAGCTTGGTGTGTACTAGATCAAATACCATTGACTGAAATGTCTTTGGTTGAACCATTGATCAAAGTGCATCAAGATTTGATGATCCAGTACCAAGCGCAAAATTGGAACTTTTGCAAAGACGCTTTGAAACAACTTTACAGCCGATGGAACGGTGAAGTAGATAGTTTTTACAGTGACTTAGAGTCAAGAGTAAATCATTATATTGAAAACCCGCCTGGGCTAGATTGGACTGGTCGGTTGGTCAAAAAATCGTCTGAGTCAGCACAGGACTGATTATTACAGCAGATCAAAATGTCTCAGCACAGCCGAGACATCACCGGGTATTTTTCCATTCTGCTCTAGATATTTTTCCCAGTTTTTTGAGCTGATAGATTCTTTGCATGTTTCTACAGCACTGTTCATGCCTTGACGATATTCATTGATCACTAGATCAAAAAATTCTGAACTAAAAAATCTGTCTTTGTTTCGTTGAGCTATTGCAAAGCATTGATTCATGACTTCTGTGAATTCGCTGTGGTCTAATTTTTTCAACCTTGACATCTCATCAATGATCATCTGCATGCGGGTCACAGGATTTGATTCCTGATCGTATTTTTCGTTGATCCACGGATCGAATGTTTCAAATCCGTATCTTTTCAGGTATGTCAATGCGTTTGCTGCACCAACCAAGATAAACGGAGTTCCTGTGGCTATGGCCCTGAGAGTTTTTTCAGTCAGGTGTATTTTTTCATAATCAAATATAGTCTCTAACACCACTTCTATAGCAGTGGTGCAATAGTCATGTGAATCGTAATCGGCACTGCTAGATGAAGGATATGTATTTGTGTTAAAGTGATCCTCTAATACAATGTCGGGCTGCCAACTGGCATTTTTAAACACATGCTTGCTGTAGTGTAAATCGTTGTCTATGAAGCCAAAAGAAGTTTTGCACTGTTCTAACAGCTGATGAGTAGCCAACATTTCAGCAAATTTTATTCTGTATTCTCGCGATCCGGCCCAGGCTCGATTATAGATCAAAAATCGTTTTTCAAAAGTTCTGTGTTGCGGATTCAGCAACAAATCATGCTCAGCATACCTATACCAATCTCGAGCCACTGCTGCATGGCTAAACCAATGCACCGGAATGTATCCGTTTTCTTGTAATATTTTTATATCAGCACTGTTGAATTCACTGTGCACCAAAATTATCTTGTTGTAAAATTGATACGGAGTATCAGTTTGATTTTTGAACCACACAGAGTGTTCAGCAGTGTTAAAAAACACGTTGTCTAACTTGTACCAATTTTGTTTTAAAGGTATTGTTTTGGAATCCATGCATTCTTGGTCATGATGCCAAGCATGGGGTATGGTCATGTTGTCATACCAACTAACTGGGAATATTTTGTCGCAGTCCTTGATATTTTTTGACCCATGTGGATTATAGCGATAAATTATGACATCGTGGTCGCAGACATCATGAAGAAAATTGTATAATCTATCTAAAGGAACGCTAATTTTTTCTCTCCGTATAAATTGGTTTTATTGGTATTGGTATAAATATTAGCATGACCAATTCCTACCAACCTTACACATACTTAATTGGCTGGGCCACCCAACATAAATTTTACTATGGTGTGCGCTATGCAAAAAATTGTAGCCCAACAGATTTGTGGAGTAAGTATTTTACTTCATCAAAAGAAGTAGCAGCAATGAAAACAGTGCATGGAGATCCTGACATTATACAAATTAGAAAAGTATTCTTAACTAAGGAACATGCTAGACTCTGGGAAAACAAAGTGTTGCGACGACTAAAAGTTGTGTCTCGAGAAGATTTCCTTAATAAAAACGATGCTCCTGCTCCTCCAATTAATAATCGAGTAATGTCAGAAATTACTAAGACTAAAATTGGCACAGTGCATAAGGGAAAACCAAAATCTGAAGAGCACAAGCAAAAAATTAGAGAAGCACGGGCAAAGCAGGTCAATACCAGAAAAGGACAACGTGCAACAGAAGAAACAAAGCAAAAACTTAGAGAAGCAAATTTAGGAAAAACATATTCAGAAGATGTTAATTCTAAAAAAGGTCAAAAAAAGGATTTGCATTGGACTTATGGAAAACCTCGAACAGAAGAAACAAAGCAAAAACTTAGAGAAGCAAATTTAGGAAAAGTTTTGTCAGAAGAAACAAAACAAAAAATGCGTGGACCAAGATTGAAATTAAAGGAAATTAAATGAAAAAATGCAAGGTGGGATTCATCGGAATTGGGAAATTAGGTTTAGATTGTGCTGAAGTTATGGCAGAAAAGCACCAAGTGCGTGGATACGATATTTACCCACGTCAAAGTAACTCTGTTAAAGTTTGTGGAATTGAAGAATTGGTAAATGAAAGCGATTGGATTTTCATTGCTGTGCCTACACCACATGCTGAAGGGTATGACGGATCTGTGCCTTCGAGTCACATGGAACCTCGAGATTTTGGTCACACTGCTGTGTTAGACGCTATTGATAATGTCAACCGCTATGCTACTACTAGCAAAAAAGTAGTGTTGATTTCCACAGTGCTGCCGGGCACAACTAGAAAGCATTTTTATCCGCGCTTGGACAAAAAACATCAATTCTTGTATAACCCTTATCTCATCGCCATGGGATCAGTGAAGTGGGATATGGTCAACCCTGAAATGATCATGATTGGCACAGAGGACGGAAACCCCAATGCACTGGCCGGCGAACTTCGTGCACTGTATGACACAGTGATGCAAAACAGTCCGCGCTATGAAATTGGTACTTGGGATGAATGCGAAGCCATCAAGATCTTCTACAACACATTCATCTCTGCCAAAGTAGGACTTGTAAACATGATTCAAGACTTTGCTATGAAGATTGGCAATATCAACGTTGATGTTGTTACAAATGCTCTAGCACGTTCAACCATGCGTATCATGGGGCCCAAGTACATGACCGCAGGCATGGGCGATGCAGGCGCTTGCCACCCTCGTGACAACATTGCTCTGCGTTGGCTTGCACAAGAGTATGACATCGGCTATGACTTGTTTGACACAGTGATGCATGCTAGAGAAATACAAGCAAAAAATCTTGCTAAATTTCTGTACGATACATCCACTGCTACTGATCAACAAATGCCAATTGTGATTCACGGCAAAGCCTACAAGCCTGACGTGCCATATTGTATTGGCAGCTACAGCACCTTGGTCGGACATTATCTTGAAGAGATGGGCGTGGATGTCAAGTATGTTGACCCCCTGGCCGATGACAACAACGAAGTAATTTCAGAAATTGCTGGTCCAGCAGTTGTTCTTTGGGCTCATGATCGTCAGATCACTTATGAATACACTGGCGAGCAGACTCGTACACAAGCATATTGTGAAATTCCTGCAGGGTCAATCATTGTTGATCCATGGCGCAAACTTTCGTCGACAGACGCTGTAAAAGTCTTACACTATGGTAATACCCGCGGTCGTTGAATACAATCTTGAACCGTTCTGGGACAATGAATTCAAACACATTGACTACGTTCGGGAACCGTTCAACGATCCCGAATCTGTAGCTCAATGGCTTGCACAAGGTTACAGCAGTAACATCTGTGGAGACCTTGCTGACATGCGCCATCGCTTGCCAAGTTGGACCTCGCAATTTGTTGAGATTTATCAGGCACGCGGCTGGAAGGATATTGGTATTGCTTTTTACCGCATGCCCACCGGTACTGTAATGCCAGTTCATCAAGACCTTTACCGTCGTTATATTGAAGTATTCAATCTTCAAGGACAAGAAACCTCAATTCGTCGAGCGTTAGTGTTGTTAGAAGATTGGAAACCTGGGCACTATCTTGAAGCCAACGGAAAACCTTATGTTGAGTGGAACGCTGGCAAAACTGTGGAATGGTACTATGACATTCCACACATGGCGGCCAATATTGGCCTTGAAGACCGTTATTCACTGCAAATTACAGGACATTTATGATATCAACATACAATGAGTGGAGCTCACTAAAACGATGCATGGTAGGCGACGCCACCTGGGCCAATTGGCCAGTGCATGATCCTGTGTTTAAATTAGAAGAACAAAAAACAACATGGAAAGAAACCCCAGTTCCTCGAGGCCCAGTTCCGCAGAGAATCATAGATGAAGCCAACGAAGATCTAGATCGTCTTGCAACTACATTGATGCAATTAGGAGTTGAAGTTGTACGCCCAGATACACTGAACTTTCAAATTCACGACGGCATGTATAATTATTGTCCACGGGACCGACTGCTGGTGTATGGTGATACTATTGTGAATCCAACCATGATGTATCCTTGTAGAGACATGGAACTTCAATGTTACCATGACATTGTAGACCAAGCTGCTCATTACTATTTTATGCCAAGACACGAGGGCATGATATTAGATGCAGCTAATGTATGCAGACTTGGGGACAAAATGTTGTTCTTGGAATCTGCATCGGGCAACCGAGCAGCCTATGATTGGCTGTGCAGCGTATTCCCTAACGTTGAGATAGAGTTATGCAATTTTTATGCAGGGGTACACATTGATTCTACCATAGTACCCCTGCGTGAAGGATTAGTAATGCTCAATGGATCTCGAGTAAATTTTGACACAGTGCCCCGAGTATTTGACGGCTGGCAAAAAATTTGGGTAAACAATGTAGTGCCTCAAGATTTCTATCAATATCCCTATGCATCAAAATGGATAGCCATGAACATGTTAGTCGTAAATCCTCATACTGTAATCTGCGATGCCGACCAAACTGAACTAATCAAAACGTTAAAAAGCTACAAGTTTGAAGTCATTCCGTTGCGACTAAGACAAAGCCGTACACTAGGCGGCGGCTTTCATTGTGTTACACTAGATTTGGTTAGATCTTAAAGATCTGGACGATCAACAACTTCAAATGAAATAAAATCAGGATTGCCTACCCAACTGTTAGCAGCACGAGTCTCGGCTACTCCTCGATCGTTGTATATAATATGAACTTTTAGATGGGTATCAAATCTTTCCACAAAATCGTGTTCGCTTACATAACGAGCGATCCACCCGTTTTTGACATTTCTATCTGTAATTTCAAAATCATTGGGGTTGGTAAATGGATAGGACAGCCGATCATCTCCTGTGGTCCATGATGGCACATTGGCGTCAGGCTTCCATGTGCATATTAGCTCGTATTTCATAAATTTACTCCTAAACGGTTGCTTAGATTTATTTATCCTGTTATAATTACTGCATGACACAAAAATTTGGTTTCTGCTGCAAATGGCTCGATGATCCGTCCGAAACTGCGGGCATGAAAGTCAATGCTAAAAATCGTGACCTAAATGGTCGTAGTACAACCATGCGCTGGCTGCGTGAGCATGCTGCTGAGGCCGAACAGCGTCAGTGGGATATCATGAACCACAATGCCCGTGCGGCGCTGCTCATGATAGAACGTGTGGCTACGCTACCGCCTGAACGACACATGGTGCGACTGGGCTCAGAAATGCTGCAAGGATACACCGAACCTAGCTGGATCAAATGGTGGCAGCAACAGGAGATTCAAGATCACTGTGAGAAGATCTTTGCCCCTGTAGGCGAAGCTGCCCGTAGACTTGGTGTTCGGCTATCATTCCATCCAGGACAGTTTTGTGTACTTGCAAGCGAAGCGGATGAAATTGTGGAGCGCAGTATTCTCGAATTTGAATACCACGCTGACATGGCACGGTGGATGGGCTACGGAGCAAGCTGGCACGATCATGGATTTAAGATCAATGTTCACTTATCGGGCAAGGGTGGTGCTGAGAAGTTTCTTCGCACTCTAAAGAAACTTAGCCCCGAGGCTAGAAATCTCATAACTATTGAAAATGACGAGATGACAAATGGGCTTGACTCTACTTTGCTTGTGGCTGAGCATGTGGCTCTTGTGTTGGACATTCACCACCACTGGATCAACAGCGGCCAATACATCGACCCTGCGGATCCTAGGGTACTACGGGTTATTGAGTCTTGGCGTGGTGAGCGTCCTGCTCTTCACTTTTCTACTAGCCGCGAAGATATTTTGGTTGACCATGATGCAAGCGTTCGACCAGACCTTGCTGAACTTCTTGCTAGAGGTTTTAAAAAGCAAAAGCTTCGGGCACACAGTGATTTCTGTTGGAACACTGCTGTGAACGATTGGGCACTGAGCTTTAGCGACAATTTTGATATACAGGTTGAGGCCAAGGGCAAAAATCTAGCTTCACAACAACTTTATGAACAATTCATTACTAGGGGCAATTGACTGGATCCGAGAAGATTTCAAGTCTAATCCTACAAGGTGTCTGTTAGAAGTATTGGCATGGTTTCTCAGCATCGGGTGTAGTTTTACAATGATGCTCACAGTACCCAACCCGCCCTTCTTGATTCTATACCCACTGTTTATCGCACAGTGCGCTATCTTTGCCTGGGCAGCATGGACCCGACGTAGTTCAGGTATGTTGGCCAACTACTTGTTGTTGGTCACCATTGACAGTGTGGCCCTGCTTAGAATGTTAATGTTATAATAAAAAGGTGCATAATATGCACCTTTTTTTGTCACTAAATATTTTATGCTTAAAAAAATTCTATTAAGCCCATGGACAGCCTTGATTACCTTGGCGTTGATTGTGGGCATACGTGCAGCAGATCCCTCATTTGTCGAAAGCGTTAGACTACGCTACTTTGACACACTTATCACTGGTCAGCCCGCGGTACAAAACAACATCCACGTGGTAGATATCGACGATGCAACACTGGAGAAATACGGGCAATGGCCACTTCCTCGTGATCAGTATGCTAGAATTATTCAGGATCTATACAACAGAAACGCTGGCTTGGTTGTGTTCAACGTGTTGATGCCAAACCCAGATCGGTCCGGCAAAGATGCAGTGTTGGCGGCCGCACTAAAACAATATCCTGTGGTGTTGCCCAGTGTGCCTAGCGATCGCACACAAAATCAACCACGTGTGCCAGGATCGGCAGTGATTGGCGCCGAATGGGGTGACGGGATTGTGCAGTATCCTGGCATGATAGCAAACATACCAGTGCTGGAAAATGCTGCCGCTGGGGTAGGTATTGTAGGAACCATGCCTGAAATTGACGGTGTAAATCGTCGGGTGCCTTTGGTAGTCGCAGTAGATGGCAAAATATACCCTGCACTGAGCCTAGAGGTGTTAAGAGTTGCAGCCAACGATACCACTGTACAAATCAAACTCAGTGATATGGGTGTGGAGAAAATGCGTATACCAAAATTTGGCCCTGTGTCCACTGACAATCTAGGGCGTGTATGGGTAGACTGGAGTCAACAGAGTCAGCAGCACAGTTTAACAGAGCTGCCAAACGATTTTGGTGGCGGCATTGTGATAGTAGGGCCTACTGCTGCTGGTATTGGTAATCCTGTGCCCACAGCTATTGGCGCTGTGTTCCCGCATCAGCTTCAAGCTGCTGTGTTGGCAACCATGACTGACGGTGTGGTTATACAGCGACCTGCATACGCTGACTCTGCAGAAATCATGTCTGTGCTGCTGGCAGGCGTGTTACTGCTATTTTTAACAAGGTGGGTATATGTTGGACTTGCGACAGTTGTTATTTTGGTCAGCGGCGGTATTGTTGGCAGTGTGCTTGCTTACAGCAATTTTCTATTCTTATTTGATGCTACTGCCTTTGCAGTTGGCACAACTTTGGTCGCTCTGCATGCCTATGGCGTCAAGTTTGTAAGTGAGTTCTTGCAAAAGCAGGCCATTAAGAAACAGTTTGCAGGCTACTGCTCCAAGGAAGTGGTAGAGATGCTACAGAAAGATCCAGACTTGATCAAGCGTGGTGTGCGTAAAGATGTAAGTGTTATGTTCTCAGACCTGCGCGGCTTTACTCCCATTGGTGAACACTATGGTGATGATGTAGGAGGGCTAGGCAAGTACATGAACGGCTACATGGATGCTATCAGCCAACCTATACTAGATAACAAAGGCATGGTCATCAAGTATGTGGGCGATGCAAGTATGCACATACACGGCGCCCCTATTGAGGATCCCAACCATGCTAGAACCATTGTTCAAGTTGGACTTGAAATGCTGGACGCTGTGGATGTGTACACCGCAGAAATGGAAGCACAAGGGTTGCCACCTGCTGCAATGGGCTGGGGCTGTAACACAGGCACTGGCTTCATAGGTGAGATGGGATCAACTGACCGTCATAGCTATGATATTCTAGG